GATATTAAGATAACAAATAATGAAAAACAATTAGAACTAGAAATAGATAAAATAAAATTTCAAAAAATGGTATTTTTGTATAATGCTTTAGACAATGGTTGGTCAATTAAAAAACGAAATGATTCTTATATTTTTACAAAAAATCACGAAGGTAAAAAAGAGATATTTGACGAGGCATATTTGTCCATATTTATGAAGGAAAATGTAAACATTAATAATATATTAAAATAATATGTAGGGGATTTAATTAAATTTAATTGTCGTAAAAATTTAATTAAATTAAAATTCAAAAAATTATTTTCTTTAGGAATAATATAAAATGGGAGGCGGACTTATGCAACTCGTAGCTTATGGAGCTCAGGATGTTTACCTTAAAAACCTGTAGGGTAGAAAAACATCGGGGAATATCGAATCAATAAGATATTCAGAAAACCCTTTGTGGCATTTTGTTGCACTTGTTATTTGCGACTTATCCACTGATGTTAATTAGGGAATCTAAATAAATATAAATATTTAGAAGGAAGAACCCTAGTGAGAAAATCAAACTGCTTGAAACCCCTAAAGCTTATTCTACTAAGCAACTGTTGTAAGATAGTTGTGGCCAAGATAAAAAACTTGGGTATAGTAATAATGAATAAGATGTTTTGAATTATATTTCAAATAAATGGGCAATGAGCATCCAAGCTTCTTTAAACAAAACAAAAATGATATAAAATTAATAATATAAATAATATATTGATACGTAGATGGAAACTCATTCTAACAAAATAGAAGATAGTAAACAATGTGTAAAATGTGAAACGATAAAATGTCTTGATAAATTCAGACAATATAATAATGGTTCGCAATCTAGCACGTGTAAAAAATGTTTGAATGAACTGGATAAAATAAGAAAAAAAAATCAAAGACAGAAAAAATCTGAAAATTCTTTAGCTACTTGTGAAAAATGTAATACAGAAAAAGCATTACGTTATTTCACAAAGTTGAAGAAATTTTATAAGAAAAAAATTTGTTTAGATTGTTATCCAGAATTTTTGAAGGAACAAAAAATAGAATGGTGTAAAAATGAACATAATACAAATATGAATTATCGTATTAAAAAGTCATTAGCAGCACGATTACGAAATGTTCTGAATAAAGAAAATACTACTATGAATTATATTGGTTGTAATATTCAATATTTTAGAGAATGGTTAGAATATAATTTTACAGAAGAAATGAACTGGAATAATTACGGTTCTTTATGGTCAATAGATCATATAATACCAGTATGTAAATTTGATTTAACTATAGAAGAAGAAAAATTAAAATGCTGGAATTGGACAAATATGATGCCAAAAACAGTAAAATATAATTCATCTAAAAAAAATATTGATATGGAACAAATAAATTATATTATTGATAAAATAGAAAAGTTTAAAGAAGAAGGTTCAACGACTAAATGGTTTTCGAGTGAATTTATATTAAATAAAGAACTTGTGTTAAGTAAACAATAAAACAAAATAAATTCATTTTAAGATATAGTCTAATCCTTGTTGAAAAATAAGGTAGAGGAAATGTACAGGTAACCCTCAAATCACCTTCTGGAAGGTCACTTACAGAAGATACTGTAACTTTGCTATCGAATCAATCGAGCAAACTTTCAACGGCCAAGCCGATTTTGGACGAAGAGTTCAATGCGTTATCTCCAGAAATGGTGATCTCGCCTACAGAACCTATTTACAGGTTACTCTCCCCGAGATTAACCAGCTCATGGGCATTGCTTCCTTCGCCGTTGGCGCTGGATCTGGTGTCTATGCCCGTTGGTTGGATTTCCCCGGTGAGCAGCTCATCGCCCAGGTTGAGGTTGAGATTGGTGGTCAAAGAATAGATCGCCAATATGGTGACTGGATGCACATCTGGAACCAGCTCACTATGACTTCTGAGCAACAGCGTGGATACTTCAAGATGATTGGTAACACCACCCAGCTTACCTTCATCACTGATCCCTCTTTCTCTGAGGTTGATGGCCCTTGCGACTCCTTGGCCCCCCGCCAGGTTTGCGCCCCTAGAAATGCTCTCCCTGAGACCACTCTCTATATCCCTCTCCAGTTTTGGTTTTGCACCAACCCCGGTTTGGCTCTCCCTTTGATCGCTCTCCAATACCACGAGGTCAAGATTAACCTTGATATCCGCCCTATTGATGAGTGCTTGTGGGCTGTTACCACCTTGTCTTGCAACTCCAACACTTCTAACCCCATTGTTGCTTCTGGCCAATATGCTCCCGGACGCCCCGTCCCCGCTGCTATTGCTTACAACCAGTCTTTGGTTGCTGCTTCTTTGTATGTCGACTATGTCTTCTTGGACACTGACGAGCGCCGAAGATTCGCCCAGAACCCCCACGAGTACCTCATCACTCAGCTCCAATTCACTGGTGATGAGTCCGTTGGTTCATCCTCCAACAAGATCAAGCTCAACTTTAACCACCCCGTTAAGGAGCTTATCTGGGTTGTTCAGCCCGATCAGAACGTTGACTATTGCTCATCTCTTGTGTGCGATGCTCTCTTGTTCAAGGTCCTCGGTGCCCAGCCCTTCAACTACACTGATGCCATTGATGCTCTCCCCAACGCTATCCATGCTTTCGGTGGTCCCGCCTCTGTTGCTGCTGACTCTCGTGCTTACATTGATGCCCGTGGTCTCTTCAACGATGCCGGTGCTCTTGACTATGAGATCCCCGCTGGATTCACTGGATACTGGCACGGTCCCCAGAACCCCTACAATGAGGCCAACTTGGGTGGTGTCCCCGTCCTCCAGAACCCTGACCTTGGCGTTGACCCCTCTGTCCTCGCTGCTCTCAAGGATCTCTCCAACGGCCACCTCGATAACTCCACCGTCTCTGATGCTGGTACCTTCGTTTTGACTGAGACCTCTTTGGACCTCCACTGCTGGGGCCAAAACCCCGTCGTCACCGCTAAGCTCCAGCTTAACGGCCAGGACCGCTTCTCTGAGCGTGAAGGAACCTACTTCTCTTGGGTTCAGCCTTACCAGGCCCACACCAGAAACCCTGATGAGGGTATTAACGTGTACTCATTTGCTTTGAGACCTGAGGAGCACCAACCCTCAGGAACTTGCAACTTCTCCAGAATAGATAACGCTACCCTCCAGCTTGTCCTCTCCAACGCCACTGTTGAGGGAACCAAGACTGCCAAGGTCCGTGTCTATGCCACCAACTACAACGTGCTCAGAATTATGTCTGGCATGGGAGGCCTTAACCATTTGCGCAAGCGAATAACCAGGGCCGAAAAGCAGTATGCTATAGTAAAGCGACCAATTACTATAGAAAACCATTTTAGCCGTCGCATAAATATAAATAACCCCAGGCTAACTGCTAGTGACATTTGGAAACAAATGTTGCGACATATCTTGTTGTTCGGGAAACCCCTTATAGCTTTTTCTACCAAGTCTAAATTGGAAACTTTTAGATGGCCGAGAGTAATTAACTCGGGTATGGTAATAATGAAAAAGATTGGGCAATCCGCATGCTTACTACCTAAATTTGCTATGATAGAATATGGTAGGGCGTCAGAGACTGAACGGATATGGGTCAGCAATGAAGGTCTAATCAACCTGAGCTGGCTTAAGATACAGTCCTCCCCATCTGGAAACTTATGGGAAACAGAGTGCTTATTCCAACTAAGCGCAATGTGTTACAAATTATTATATTGGTTTTATTATAATAGTAAAATTGAAATAAATAATAAATTAATTATTCATAATATAAATATTATATTATGAACTTTGAAGAAACAAATTATATTACATTCTCTTATTTCTAGTAACTCTTCTGCGTCTAAAACTTTTTCTAAGCTTAGAGCCAGTTCTTCGCTTACTTCTAGTTTGTCTTCGTCTAGTTTTTCTGAAGCCTTTTGCATTAGTCTTAGTTTCTCTTTCAAGATAGTCTTCAATTGCTTTTAATTTAAATCCAAAAGTCATTCCACTGTTAATACTACTAGATATATCAGGAAATTTTTGTATTGCTCTTGTAATAACATCATCGCTATTATGAGGACAAGGTGACAATCCAATACGTCTACATATCATTTTTTTAAGGTCATCAGCAAGTTTATCATAAATTGCCTTTATTTTTTTATATTCAGTATTTTCTTGAGGTGTAAAATATATTTCTTTTTTTGAACCACTATTAATAGCTTCAACTGCTTGATCAATAATATAATCAGTTCTTTCACCCGCATCCATCATTCTTACATATTGACTACGCATATTTAATTCAAGAACTCCAACAATAAAATTTTCCATATTATATTGCCCATTATTTTGACTACCATATATTTCCATATTTCTTCCTTCCAATCGCCTATTTCTCATATCATCATCAAATAGATTATATTGTGCGCTGGCAATACCTTGTTCTCTTATTTGATTTAATAAATTTGGTGGTTCTTCATTATAATTATCATTATAATTATCATTATCATTATAATTATCATTATCATAAGATTCAGTATCCCAATCAGCCATTTCTTCCCGAAAATCTCTTTCAGCATTACTATAATTACTACTACTACGAGACATAATTTATATAATATGTGTATAAAATATTTAAAATATAATAACAGTTATTAGAAAAATAGTTTAAATACAAATAAAAATATAAATATATAATTATAAATGTCTAAAACACCAGTAGTTGTTATTTTTGGCGGAAATGGATGGATTGGTTCCAAAGTAGTAGAATTATTACAAAAAGCAAATATTAAGGTAATTAAGTCATTATGCCGCGCAGATGATATTCCAATGATACAAAAAGAAATAGATTTAATTAAGAATGTAACACATATTATGAGTTTTATTGGTCGCACACACGGAGTCTATAATGATGAAGTAATTGGCACAATTGACTATTTAGAGAAACCAGGTAAATTAGTTGAGAATATGAGAGATAACCTGTTTAGTCCTATTGGTTTAGCTGAATTAAGCAAAAAGAATAATATTCATTTTACATATTTAGGCACAGGTTGTATTTTTGAGTATGATAGTAATACTCATTTATATGGCGACCCAGATACTGGATTTGTAGAAGAAGATTTGCCTAACTTTGTTGGATCATCTTATTCTATTGTGAAGGGATATACAGATAGATTAATGCAACTATTATATTCTGATAGCACATTAAATGCCAGAATTAGAATGCCAATTACAGATGAACAAGATAGTCCTCGTAATTTTATTACAAAGATTACAAGCTATAAGAAAGTATGTTCTGTGCCAAACTCAATGACAGTTTTAGATGAATTGCTACCAGTATTAATAGAAATGGCATTAAATAAACAAGTAGGAACTGTAAATTTAACAAATCCAGGAGTAATTAGTCACAATGAAATATTAAGCATGTATAAAGAAATTGTAGACCCTAATTTTACTTGGGAGAATTTTACAGTTGAAGAACAGAATCAGATTCTAGCATCTAAGAGATCAAATAACTGTTTAGATACTACAAAACTAACTAACATAACATTGAGTTATAATAATTCTGTTAGTTCAATTCATAATGCCGTTAGAGATGTTCTCCAAAGAATGAACAAAAAGAATGAGCAAAAAGAATGAGCAAAAAGAATGAGCAAAAATATTATAAGTTATAATTCATTTTATAATTTATAATACAAAAATAAGAAGGCAATGAAGTTACTTGTTACTGGTGGATGTGGATTTATTGGCTCCAATTTTGTTAATTATTATTATAAGCAAAATCCGGAAGCAACTATTGTAAATTTAGACGCGATGTATTACTGCGCATCAGAATTAAATATAGATGAAGAAGTAAGAAACTCATCACGATATCATTTAGTAAAAGGCAATTTATGCTCATATGATCTCATTTCTAATATTTTAAATATTTATAAAATTGATACAGTAATACATTTTGCCGCACAATCGCATGTCCAAAATTCATTTGAAGACGCACTTCAATATACACATGATAATGTCCAAGGAACTCATACATTATTAGAAGCTTGTAGAAGGTATAAAAAAATTACACGATTTATTCATATTTCAACCGATGAAGTATATGGTGAATCAATGCTTAATGAAAATGAGGAAAAGAAAAATGAAAACTCTATTTTGTGTCCCACAAATCCTTATGCCGCAACAAAAGCAGCAGCTGAATTAATTGCTAAGTCATATTATCATTCATTTAAGATGCCAATTATAATTACTCGTGGTAATAATGTTTATGGTCCTAATCAATATCCTGAAAAACTTATACCACGTTTTATTCAGCAGCTACAACAGGACAAAAAAGTTACTATTCAAGGTGATGGTTCTAATGTAAGAGCATTTTTACATGTGAATGATGTATGTTCTGCTTTAAAATTAGTTTTAGAAAAGGGAGAAATTGGAGAAATATATAATATTGGAAGTGATGATCATCATGAATATACCGTCTTAGATATTGCTAAGATATTAATAGAAAAAATTAAAGGCACAATGTCATATGATGAATGGATTACATATATTGAAGATAGACCATTTAATGATAAACGATATTATATTAGCAATGAAAAAGTAAAGCAACTTGGATGGACTATTGAAACTGATTTTAATAATGGAATAAATGAGCTTATTAAAAAGATGTCAAATAATGCTTAGAAATAATGTTGTATTTTATTTTATTTTATTTTATTTTATTTTATTTTTAGATAACAATATTGTGCGTTTTGGCGCAACACAAGCTTTTATTTGACCGATAGATTGTCCAGACATTTTTGATAGATGGGTTATCATATTATCAATAACAAGTTTATTTACAGATTTTTGATTTCTTAACATTTGTTTATGAACATCATTAAGATAATATAAATTACAATTAGGTTTATTGAATTTTATATCCTGGAAAGCAAATATACTAACAAATAGTAAGCAAGATATGAATATTTTATAGAACATTTATTTATAGAGTATTTCTTTATAAATTTTACAAGGTATGTTTTATAAAGAAAATATAAAATACAAATATTTTTCAATTTTACTTGTATTAATACAAATTTTATAAATTTTAGTAAATATTATTTACAATAATTTATAATAACTAGATAATATAAATAATGTCAACAGCACCAGTTACAATAAATACAGAACCAACTACAAAAACAATCATAACAGATATAAATATATCACCTATTTTTTTAAAATCAATTCAGGAATTACAACAAACAGGACAATTACAACAACCAGAAGAAACAGAACAAATTTGTAATAATATAATGAAACAATTTTCAAATGGTCTATTAGAAAATAATAAAATGAATGAAGAAATAAATAAAATGAATGGAGGAAAGAATAAAAATAGAAAGTCCAAAGGAAAAGGATATAAAACAATTAAAAATAAAAAAAATAAAACTAATAACAAAAATCAGAGAAAAAATAAAAAAACTAAAAAAAAATATAACCAAAAAGGTGGAACAAAACTATTCATATTGTATTTTATAATAATAGTATTTTTAATGTTTAATCCCTTATCATCTGATGCTTTAACACCAACAAAAGACAAAGATGTTTTATCTAGAATAGTTAGCGCAGGTAAAAATTCATTAGTATTTGATAATTCCAAAGGCACATGTGCTTCAAATGTTTTATTTTTTCTAAAAACTATATCACTTGAAACTCATGTAAATAATTTATTAAATGTTGTAAAAATGACTGCTGATACTATATCACAAAATTTAAATGTTAATGCTACTTTAGAAACTAAATGGCTAGAATTTTCACTATTTGGTGTAACTAATGCTGAAATACAGGAAAATATGGATCCCAATGAAATGGTTGATTATCGTGCCAAATTATATGTAACACAATTACAAAAATATTGTTCTAGTATTGGTAAAGGTTTTATTACAATATTCTTATATCCAGGTAAAAGAGAAAAACACGCAACAATACTTTGGTATACAGAAACAGGTAATATTGTTTTAATTGATCCACAATTATTTAGTGTATATAAAAAATATGGCATAGAAATATATTCTGATATAAATGATGAATCAAACAAATATAATGCAGGGTCTGGTATAAATGTTTACTCTTTAACTAATTATATTAGAAAGAATATTGATTTAGATTCTTCATTTAACCTTTCACAGTTATTAACCTCAAAACATTTTCAATTAAATAATAATTCAACTGAATTATCAGAAGCAAATCCATATTATGAAAAAGGTATAAAATTATTAAAAGAAGATCAAAATAAAAAAGATAGTAATTCTGATTTATAATTTACTAATTTACTAATTTACTCTTATACCAGAGTTATTTAATTTACTCATCATCACTATCATCACTATCATCTCTATCATTATTATTATCATTATTATTATTATCATTAATTTCATTTGTTGAATTACTTGTATCAGCTATTTCAACATATTCCGAACCATCCCATTTAACATTTGCCGAGTTAAACAATACATTCATATTTAATACTTCTGGTTTGTCTTCTGACCTAAAACTGGTAAATAATGTCTTAACTTGAGAATCATCTCTGAAACGAGCACTATATTCTTGCTGAATATTATTACGACCAATTCTACCAAGAGCTTGAATAATTTTCTCTTGGGTCATATTCAGATCCTTACTTAAGTATCCGTGACAGAACTGATAATTTGTGCCATAAATATAATCAGTATCAGCAATTATTAAATACAGCAATTGTTTATCAGCTAACTTCTTCATAATTTCAGTGTAAGCAATACTCTTATGCTCAGTAAACACACCAATTCCAAGAAGAAGTAGAACCTTCCAACTATCTTCTACATCTTTTAGTAACATAATAGATGAAATTGTGGCCTCATCAATATTACTAGTGAACGCATTTTTAGTATTTGCTTTCACATTTTCAGCCCAAATACCCAAGTGAGCTAATTTATTAGGAATAAATATATCATTAAGTGTTGCGCTTTTTACCATCTTTTTTAATTCTTCAAGAGTATCGCGCATTTTTACAATATTTGCGTCATCAGTCTTGTCAAGCATATCAGATGCTATTTTGCCCTTGCTCTTATTCTTCTTTTCCATTGATTTTGATGTTCCACTTGAGCCGCATAATTTATTCATAATCTTCTCTTCTTCAAATGCTAATTCGCTCTCAATATCTGAAATTCTTTCATTTAATGTATTATTAAATTCAATCTTCTCCATAATATCTTTCATAATACTAGCGGGAATATTTGCTTGCTGAATACAAAACTTGGCAATCTTTTGGACATCATTTGCTAAGAATATGGTAGGACCATCTGTTAAAGTATACGCATCCTTTGTTGTAACATAAATCGCACAACTACCATTTACAACACCGGCATTTGCTATAGGATTCTGAATAATGTTAGAACTGACAGTTGATGTTGTTGATGCCATTCTAGATAATGCTCCTCCTCCACCTAAAGAAGTATTACTGTTTTCTCTAGTAGATCCCACACTACGGGTCTTTAATATTTTATTGCCACTTGGATCAATTCCAGTATTTGGCACAATTCTTTGTTTTCTGCCTAGTTGGAACGCAGTATAAACAGAATTCCAAGATTCAGGTAATATATTCTTTAAAACCTTCAAGTAATATAATTTAATGCTTTTCATATTAATATCGTGAACATTGGCAAAGTTACGCGAGAATTTAGCAGTTGATTTAACATAATTATTTCTTTCTGAGAACATAGCAAACTGTGATGTTTCTTTTAAATCAAAATATCTCAAGAGTGTCATATGTTCTTCACAATGAGCAACGACTTTTAATACTTCTTCATATTTATCACTTAAATGATGAGGCATAATAACATAACCATTATTGTCAATTAGTGGAATAGTTTTCTTACAGTCATGACTAACAATATTGAAAACTCGCGGAGATCTAAATTTAGATTTGAAATCAGATATAGTCTGAACAAGTTCGTGCTCCTTTGGCAAAGTAGCAGATGATAAAATCATATTAGGAATCATATTTTCACTCCAATTCTTCTTTATAATCTTATGTAGTGAGTGTTCATTATAATCCATTGTAATAGTTGGTTCATCCCATTGAACTACAATTTTCTCGGCTCTATTAAATGCTAACATATAATACATCGCAGGTAAATAAGAACGAATATCACAAATCATTATTTCAACTTTGTCTCCAACAGAGTTGTCAACCTTTTTAATTGCTCCAGTGCGTTTGTTTACAGTATATTCCTTTGCCGCAAAATAGTGTAGACGAATATCTTCAGCACTAGAGCAACCAAAAGCAAACGCAATCTTCTTATTAGCAGAAATAGCACTTCTTGCCAATGCTAAACCAACGTGTCTCGCAGCACAAACAAATATAACACGGTGTCCTTCAGATAGACCAAGTGGTGTTAGTGTTTTACCAGTGCCGGTTGGAGCAATATATAAAACTAATTTGGATTGCTTAGTCTTTACTGCGTTAAATATTTCTTTCTGATGGTCATACAAAGTAAGATCACTGTATTTTAATAAATTAGAATTGCGCTCAATAAATTCATATGAATTGTCAATAATATATCCCAAGTCAACTTCATTGGCATTTTCATAGTGCTCCAAAACAGCACAAATCACACGCTTCAAATGAATATTTATGTGTTCTATATTATTATTAATTAGATTACTCAATGTATAATAATGAAATAGCCAGTGTTTGTTTTTGTCTGCTTTCTCAGATACCATTTGTTCAAAGTGTCTGAACAAGACAAACTCATAAATATTTGTATTTAATGTGTCAATATTTTCACTACGAGATAGACGAATTTGGTCTTTGGTCTTGAGTTTAACATCTGATACCACATCAATATAGCATATTGTATTTTCTACAACAGTAGATTCTTCATCCTTTCTCTTTTCTTTTTTTCCATTTGCTTTTCCTTTCTCAAATTTGATAAATGATAAATTATGAGTTGATACAATCTTCTTGATCTTATCTGCGAAATATTTATTATAAAGAAATTCTTCTATTTCGCTACTAAATTCTATCTTTAGAAATGTAAAGAGAGAATCTGTTTTATTAATTCTAATATTAACGTCAGAATATCCTTTGATTATTAGATTAAGAACTTCATTTTCTTGGCTAGAAACGGGAATTTCAATAGAGTCCCATTCGGATTTAGATAATTTAATTTGTTTAAGATCCATTTTAATGTAGGTAAAATTTGGTTGTTTATTATATTTAATGCTTATTTCTTTAAATACATTTTTTAAATCAATTTTTTTAGACCCCTCAAAATAAAATTGAATTAGAAAAACAAAATAAAAATAGTAGTATAAATAATAAATAAACTAAAATGGCTATCAATGAGTATATTACAATTGTGTCTATTGAGGGAAATATTGGATCAGGTAAGTCAACATTGCTGGAAACATTAAAGACAATATTTAAGGACAATGAACATATAATATTTTTAAGAGAGCCAGTAGATGAATGGGAGAAGATTAAGGACAAAGATGGCAATACAATGCTTCAGAAATTTTACACAAATCAGCGCGAATATTCCTTTGCTTTTCAAATGATGGCCTATATTTCTAGACTTACAATTTTAAGAGAGACGGTTAGAGACATTATTAAGAAAAATGATAGCCAAGATAATAATAATAAAAATAAATATGTAATTATAACTGAGCGCAGTTTATATACTGATAAATATGTATTTGCGAAGATGTTATTTGATCAAGGTAAAATAGAAGATGTAAATTTTCAGATTTATTTAAATTGGTTTGATGAGTTTGCTAAGGACTTTCCAGTAAATGATATTATTTATGTTAATACAGAACCAGAAAAGTGCTATGAACGTATTCATAAGCGTGCTCGTATTGGAGAAGAAGTTATTCCACTTTCTTACTTAAAATCGTGTCACGAGTATCATGGTGCGTTTCTAGATGAGACAATGGGATTAAAAGCAAGTCAATTAGTATTAAATGGAAATCAAGATATATTTCAAAATAAAGAAGTAATTGATGATTGGATTGCGTCAATTAAAGTTTTCTTAGGTCTAGAATAACGTATAACGTATAATGTATAATTTATAATATTAAAATTAGACATTATGTTTTTTCTCAATAAATTCATCTATAATAATATTTGTTAGTTATTAGAATTAAAACTAAGAATATTTGAAAACAAATTAATAATATCTAAATAATAGTCCATTGATGCTAATAAGAAGTCACCATAATATTTTCTTTGTAAAATTTTATTTGTATCATATAAAACATATAACGCAAACAATATTATACCAAAAAATGAGAGATATTTATTAACTTGAGACATATGTTGACCTAATACAAAAACTAAACGAAATACAATTAGTAACAATAATGACCAAAATAAAAAGGCACCAAACTTGTAGCCTAAATTAATTCCACCAGCAGTTATTGCTATACCGGTTGCTAACATAACGCCAAATACTGACATAGCACCTTGAATAGCAGTATCAATTGCGGTTAAACTATATTTCTTTTTGTAAACACTAAGCATAACTCCAAATACATATGAAAATAAACAAAATAACGCAAATTTTAATATCTTAGGCATTGGAACAAAAACAAAAATAAAAATAATTATGAGTTGCGCTATAAATAATGGAATTGTCCTTATCTCAGGATTATTTGTCTTATTCATTACATAATATGTAATACCTAACTGAATTAATAAATTAAGAAACACCATTATTAAAAAAATGCGTTTTTCATACATACGACCAAAAATATTAAACATAGCAGACATTATATATTATTAAAGAATATAATATATATATTATTAAAAAGTTAAATCAATTACAACCGGATAATGGTCGGAATCTAACTTATCACAATATTCTTTATATCCGTGATAAATAGATACCTTAGAAATCTTACTAAAAATTTTAGAGCTCATTAGCACGTGATCTATCATTGAATAATCTTTTTGAGAGCTTGTAGCACAGTTACTATCAGAATCATACCAGTCACTGTAGCGCTCTGATTGCGCCATTTTTGACGCGGCATTTGTAAGTG